TACAGTTCTGCCTTGCCTTTTTGTACGCCCTCTAAAAATCCAGTTGAATAATTTACAATATTGTTTATTTCTTTTTGAAACTGTCTGCTATCCATAACAACTTTAAGCATTATAAGTCTCCTGACTGATTCTCAGATCTACGAACTACAAGGTTGTAATATTCTATTCCACCAAATGGGCCTACGTATGGTTCTTGTGTAGCAATTTCAAATATGGTAGATTTGCCTGCACGTGGACCAGAGGTTTCTGTGTATATAGGGTTACAGTTTTTATCTCTAACATTTGTCAAGATAACATTTGTTATTGAGTGAGGAGAATCTAAACTTGAAATTCTAACATCTGTTTTTGCTCTGCCAATAAGGACCGTTTTTTGTGTAATGTTTACATTTGGCTTAACTTCTTCATTGTTAGCATTGCCTGCTGCACTAAAATTAACAGCAATAGTTTTATCTAAAATCCACGTCTTTTTAACATTGCCATAAGTTCCTTGGTCAACGATTGGATAATAAACATCTGCTTGCATTGGGAAAATAAAATCTGGCTCTTCGCATATCATTAAATTATCCCTGGCTTAACGATAGTCTTAACATACTTATCAAGTATCTTATCAACTAAAAAATTTCCTGTTCCGCTAAGCATTGCCTTGTCAAATTGAATTCTAAACTGATCCGTATTGTATGCAGTAACATATCTCTTATAGTAGTCTAGTTTTCCACATTTTAGATCTTCAATTAATAACTTTGTTGCATATTCAACATCATCAGGTACAGTTATGTATCCGTGATCTACTACAACTGTGTAGTCATACCCTGCTGGGAATGCTATTCCATTGTATCCATAGTAACCAAGATCTCCACTCGCAACTGGAAGATTCTGTGCAGTTGACTCGTATCGATTTAAATCTCCATCTTGTACTCTTTGAATAGCAGTTTTATCTGATGTAATGATATACTGAAATTCATACAGATCTGGATTAGATCTATCATAAACTAAAACGTTATTTTCGTAAACCTTAAATATTCTATAAACCTTTTCCCATAAAGGTAGGTAGTCTCCCCCATTGCCAGTTCCAAGTATTGTAATCTTTTTATTATAAAATCCTTCTGGCACAAATGTGTCTATCATTGATCTTGCAACTAATTCTAAAATTTTATATTCAGCAATCTCTGATGCTGTTGTTCCTAATGTGTTTGGGTCTACATATGGTCTTGTTAGTTCATAATACTCTTCGTGAATTAATTCTTCTACCTCGTCAACTGTAAATATTTCAACTCTATAGTGATTATCATATCTTCCAGGAAGTTCAATATTAATATTATCTCCTGTTGACGATTCTAAAAATTCTAAAGTTTGTACTGAAAGGTCCGCCATATCGGTTACTCTTGCATAGATATCTGCATCGCTGTATCCAGAAGGAACAACAAAGTTTACTATGATGTCATCGTATGGCGGAACTCTCAATATCTCCATCGCTTACTTTCCAAATTCCTTTGCAACTTCTTCTGGTGTTGCTATACGGATGTGAGAACGAGTAAGCCATTTTTCAGCAGCATCCTTTTCAACAATGTTATAGCCACGGTAAACCTTGCCTACCTCTGACCAAGTAACATTCTTTGTTGAATAAATTGCAACAGTTTCAGCCTTTGTTGCAGGCTTTGCAGCCTTCTTCTTTTCAGGTGATCTTGGTGCCTTTGTTGCTCCAATTACTCCTTCTGCTACAGATCCAAGTGCCTGAACTTCTTCAGGTGCCTGGTATGATGGTGCTTCAACGACTGCCTGGGCAGCCTCTTCTACAACTGGAGCCTCAACAACATCTTCGACATGTGGTGCCTCTACAACAGGCTCTTCTGCAACTGGTGCTTCAAAAACTGGTGCTTCATTTGTTGTTTCTTCTACAATTGGATTTTCATTAATGTTTTCCATAATTCCTCCTTGTTAGTATTATATCATTATAAGTAATAAGGGGAGCAGGAGAACTAACTCCTACTCCCCCTAAAATGTACTGTTTACAGATTATGCGTCTGCTGCAGCGTCAGCGAATGCAATTGCATCCTGCTCTTCCCACTGAATACCGAAGCGAACGAAGACTGTGTATTCTACAGTGTCCTTCTTTGGCTTGTATTCGCGGTTTACTGTGATGTCACGCTGGAATCCCCATACACGGTTCTGTGGGAATGTCAAGTCGACATATCCTGCAGGGTAGTAAGGAACTTCCTGCACGTCAATTCCAAGAACACGTGTTGTACGTGCTCCACCGAATGTCTGTGCTGTGCCATCAAGATATGCCTGACGGTTTGCAGGTGTACCTGCTGGAGTACCAGCAAATGCTTCTGCGATTGCATCAGCCAAAGTACCATTATTCTTAATGATTCCCTGGAATGCATCTGTACCAGCATAGAACTTCAAGTTAGACTTGATTGCACGGTACTTACGTGGCATTGCAAGAATGATCTTCTGCATTGCATCTGTTGTCCAGTTATCATTTGTAACTGTTACAACTGCTTCGTGAGCATCTCCGTCAGTCTTTACATGGTTTACGAAACCATTCATGATTGACAAGAAGTTGCCTGTTGCAGCATCACCGTTGATTGCAAGGTCTTCGATATCATTACCGAAAGCATTTGTCATCAAACGGACAATGTGATCTTCTAGTGCTGCACCTTCGATGTTATCTTCTAGTGCTTCTGCAGATACTTCCCAGTCAAGACGAATCTTCTTTGTAGTCAATTCAACCTTTGAGAATGTTGCACCTGCGTTTGTGTAATCGCCAACTGCTGGCGCTGCTGCACGAATAACACGCTCTCCGACGTTTACCTTTTCGAGTTCCATTGTATTGGCTCTCATAGTAACACGACGGCCATCTTGGGCGAGAATGGTTGCATCCCACACGTAGTCAATAAAACGACGTGCTTGCTCTGGGCGTAGGATACCTGATCCAGCCTCACCTGAAGGGTTAACTGCATTTGGTCCAGATGTAACGCCTGATAGTGCTGTTGGGATATTTCCTAACACGCCACCATCGGTGTAATTACCTGGTACGTTTGAACCTGCGTCTGATCCTGATGCGAATGCACCTTGACCCTGATACAGTCCTGGTGCTGTTCCACCAAGATTACCTGATGTTCCAGGCTGGTTCTTTTCTATATTTTGTTCCGACATATTGTCACCTCCTGTGATTTTTTACTTATTTGTTTTTTAATTGAATAAGTCGGCTGTTTTGAGGAAACTACCGCCCCATAGGGATTTTTCAACCGTTTCAGGTTGATTCTGTACTATCTCGCCGAGATCGCCAGACTTTCGGAAAGCAGTGTCTTGCTCTACAAGTTCCACACGCTTACCAAATTCATTGAAATCACTTGATACTGCTGCAATATCTTTTGCAACTGCTTCAAATGATTGTTTTGCTGTTTCAACATCCACCTTTGAAGACTTAAGCATTTCTACTTCTGCCTGCAAAGATTTAACTGTTGAAACTAGATCGCTAAAGGCTGATTCTAGAGTGTTCTTGATTTCAGCAACTGATTCAACAACTGCTTCATCTGATTTAGATACCTCTGTAACTTCTTCAACTACATCAACTGCAGGAGTCTCTTCAGACTTTGCAATTTCTTCAGATGCTGTGGCCTCATCAGCCTTAGCAACTTCTTCTGTAGGTGCCTCAACTACGGCATCAACCTCTGGAGCGACCTCTGACTTTTCTACTTCTACTGATGCTTCTGTTTCAACAACTTCTGCAACTGCTTCTGTGTTTTCTGTCATAGGACTTACCTCCTTGTTAATCTTAGAAGTATTAATGCCTTTAGCACTATCAACTAAGAATTTCATCATGTTTGTTTTTTCGTTATCTGTTTTTTCAACGAAACCTATATTTTCCATTTGTTCACCAGTGATTGGGCTAAGTTCTGATTCATTTTCAGATGCTATAACAATTCCATTTGCCTTGTCATAAAAAACATTTTCAAGTACGGTTGTGTCACCTTTAATTACTTCAACGCCATCAACTTTTTCTACTGAAACAATATTTGCAAATTGATTAGCAGGGGAATCTACAAGACTCAACTCTACCAAGTCATATTCTTTAATTACTCTAATTGTCTTATCTGATTTCTCATCATAAGCGTCGTCCCACTTGTTCATTTTACCGCCAATAGAAAAACCTGTGAGTGTTCCATCTAAAACTTTTTCCCAAGTATCTTGAGCACCTTTTGAGACATATGCAGATACAAAAACACCCTTGTAAAACTTCTTTGTTTCTGGATCAAAATATTTATCTTCTTTAAAATCTACCATCTTGCCTACTGCTACTGGCTGATGCATTTCTCTAATGTTCCCACGGAACTTTGCAAATGCTGCCATTGATGCTTCTGCAGTTACAATATCATCTTGCTTATCAACATTATCAAGGGATGCAAAACCAGATACGACTCTGCGTTCTTTATCTACCTTGGTTAAAGGCATAGATAGGCGAAGATTATCACCATCTGAATTCCAATGCGCTTTTGATATAATCATGGTTATTCTATTATATACCCTTTTTTTCTAAAGTATCATTATTTGGACATATCGGACACGTCGTCAGATTTGCGACCTTCGCCTTTTGGATTTCTTCCACTTATTGTGGCTGGTCCATCAGACTGGTTATTAGTTCTTTCGGTGTCCCGTGCTCGATTAGCATTGTCATTTGCTGCTTGTTCTGGCTTTGGATCAAAAGGCTCATTGCCTCCTTCAATCTGAGGAAGACCAAGAAGTTCTCTACCTTCGTTTGGTAGCATAACCTGTGTCTTAACAAGTCTTTCAATGATTTGCGACTGAGCAATTTCATCTGTAAGTGTAAGTTCATTAAACTTAAACTCAAGAATATCTGTTTTTTCTTTTACGATCTTGTTGATCATCTTCTCAAGATTTCTTTGTGCTGGTCTTGCAACCTGCTCTTTGAATGTTCTGTCTTGAGATAGGGCTGCTGCAATTGCTGCTGAATCAGATCCACCAATTTTAGAAAGTGGAACCTGATGTGCAACAAGAATGTCGTCTCTGTTCTGCTTACGATATTCCTTAAATGATGCTTCCTGAATTCCGTTTTCTACAGGATCCATCTTAAACTCTACTTTGTTAGTATCTGAATCGCCAGGAAGCGGAATGTAAAGTGTTCTATGGTTCTGCCCTTTAAGTCCAGTCTGTAAGAATCTAAACATCTTGTCTTCTGCTTCAGCAGATAACTTTGCACCTTTAAGAGTTACAACATATCTTGGAGTTGCCTTATTCTGGAAGTAATCGATATTATACTGTGATGCAAGTTGGTCTCCGTGAAGTGATCCAATTGCAGACATAATGTCTGGTACTCCATAAAATGTATTTAATGGTGAGTATTCTTTAAAATGAATAATCTCATTTGGACGAGCATCTGTTCCAAGTGGGTTAGAATTGGTTGCTCCAAAGTTGCGGAAGTAAACTACTTTATTTGCAATTACCTGAACGAAACCGTCACGAAGACGACGAACACGCATTGTTGTAGAAGGTATATGTCCAACATATCCAATATCTCCACGAACAGTTCTACCTATTTCAAGGTAACCATTTCCAGTTGCTTGCAGATCAGTAAATACTTTTTCCATTGTTGTAGTAAAAGAATCTTCTGTATTTAATGACTCAAGCCAGTCTGTTAGTTCAATCTTTGCTCTTTCAATTCTCTTACGTGCATTTTCTGCTGTCTTTGGTTCTGATGCCTCTAACTTAAGCATTGTTCTTTTAGATACTTTAAACTCATATCCAAGTCCAACAATGTTTTCTACTTTTGCATCAATTGCTGCGTGGTTTGCAAATGAGGTATCATAAAAACTTGCAAGTTCATATAAATTCCATGGAGGAGTAATTACATCAAATAGTCCGTATGCATTTCTAAAAACAGTTCCTGAGTTAATCTCTTTAGACTTTGCTCCGTCACGACCTGTGCTTTCTGCTCGTGAACTATCAATGTATCCTTGTGTTGCTTCTCCCTTAACAATTCTGGAAGTTCTTCTTTTAAAGTTTGCATCAAGCCCTTGAAGATCTTTGACTACATCCCAAGATTGATTAAATGGATCTTGCTTTGTAAATGTATCATCTTCTGGAAGAGGACTATCTGTTTTTGCTCTAATAAAAAATTCTTTGTCTTCACTCATTAGTCATCACTTCCATACTTTGCAATAGTATCTTTGGCTGCTTGTACTGCACCAAGATCGTTCATAGAAGGAATTAGTCCTTCTGCAAGTCTTTGCTTTTGCTCTGAGTATTCTTCTTCTGAAATTCTAGTTAGTCCTGGTACAAAGATGCATTCGCCATCTCCTTCATCCCCGTAATATTTTGCTGCTTCTTTAAGTTTAGATATCTGGAAAATGTCGCCTTTCATTGATTCAATGTTTAAAACAGAACCAGTTCCATCCGTAAACCATTTTCCATTGGCTTTTTTGTAAACATAAAGACCCCAATCATAGTGTTTTTCAATAATTTTTGCACGTGACTCTCCCACTTGGCCCTTCATTTTGGGCAAAGCCTTCTTCTTTTTGCGTGGATCTTGAGGATTCATATCAATAAGTATACCACATTAGACAGCATTAGCGGTTATTTGTTTCGAAGTAATACCTTTATAGACGGTATATTCGTATCCATTAACTGTAAACACCTTGTCAGTATCAATAATAATCTTGTTTGTTCCTGTATAACTCTTATAGACTGTTGATGGGTCTACTCCATAATAACTTGTTGAAGATAAAACCAAGACCCCTTGCCAAACAAAAGCAGATGTTTTCCAATTATCCCACTCAAGAGTAAGTGGTAGAGAGTATTTAACTCCAAACCAAGGACGGAAGTCAACTCTCTGAACTTCCTGTAGGTTTGTTGACTGATAGTATGAGATTGTGTTAAATGTTATTGGTCCGTTTAGATTGATTGAGCCAACTCTAGAAGTAAAGTCTAATAGATTTGGGAAAGATATTCCTAAGAATCCCCACTCCTTTATAGTTATAACTGGCTCTTTAACTACTTTACCGTTCCAATAAAAACCGATACCATCTTCTAGTCTTCCAGTCTTTACGTTTATAGCATAAATCTTTGCCCGTTCTCCACTTGGATGAGTAGCCACCATATAAAACTTTATATGATTGTTTTTTGATTGAATTTCAAATATTTCTGTTGGAGCATATGGGAATGCATCTTGATCATATCTTAAGGCTACCTGCATAGCCATAACTTTATAGTTGCTGGACATTTCTTTATTAATTGGAATAGATAGGCCACGGTTAACTGCTGGATCATATGTGCCTTTTAACTCTATGCCAGTATATCTTGTTAGATATAAATATGGTGAACTGCCCTTGTAAATTGAAAAAGGATTTCTTTCCTTGTAGTCATAATAAAATCCAGACTTTTTATAAGGATATAGTTCATTTCCAAATCTTGTTCCAATTGGGTTTGGAGATGTTGAGTTAAATGCTTGAGAGGCATACTCAAGGTTTCTAATCTTGACCCTATTATTTATAATGCCCTTTACGTTAAAATCTAAATGTGTAACAATAGCAAGATCTAATGGGGAAACATCTTTTGGAGGATAAACAATCATATTATTCACAACCTCATACTTTGTAGTTATCCAGTCATCTCCTGGAACAACAATAGAATCATTAGATGGTTTTTCTATATTAGTGAAGTTTGATTCTAAAAAGTTTGCCCCATTTTCAACATACTGGAATGTAACATAAGATCTAACCAAAGAGTTTGATGTATCATACTTGTAATTTTTGTATGCTCTATTTTTTAAATCATCATAATTTAGATACCCCGTAAACAATTGATTATCTAAAGACTCATAAGTTCTTTGTATTGGAACGTTATACTCATCTGACAATTCTGCATATGTCCACTCACCAGTCTGCTCTTCTTCAACAAAGTTTGATGGTGCTGGATAGTTAATGTTAAACTGAATTAAATCAAGGTCGTAGTAGGAATTGTTTTTTTCATCTTTAACAAACTGAGAAAAATATGTCAAAGGGATATAGTCTTCCCAGTATCCTTGTATATCAATATCGAGTGTATAGTTGTCAAAGTACTCTGATGGAGAAAGGGTATAACTTGCAGTATGATCTTGAAACCTATCTACAGTATATGAGACAGCACTACCTGAGTCAATTAACTGATCCCATTCTGCACTATTATTTCCAAAATAATCATCTGTAGAGTTGTAGGCTACATCTGGGGCATCTAAATACAACTGAAAAACATTTTCATCATTTACTGGAATGCCTCGCTCATTAAATAGGTATTCAACCTTTTTATGATTTCTTGCTGTACAAAATCCAACCTTATAGATTTTTCCAGTAAAGGTTTGTGTTAAGTCTGACTTTCCACCTACATAAAACTTTAAGGTATTTATGTTACCAAAAAATGATGCAACGCTTCCTCCAAAATATTTGGACACTTTGTCTATATCTAAACCTACAGGAAACATTTCTTCTAATGCTATTCCAGTAAAAGGATCTTCGCCCGACCAAGAGAATGTTGCAAGAATCTGTTCTGTATTTCCATAACTTAATTTATATACTATGTTTTTATTTTGTGTAGATATCTCAAAGTAATCAGAGGAGTTTTCTGATTCTACCCTAAACAAAGTCTGTGTTTGAGTTGGCTCTTCTAAAAATTTAAAAGAACCATAAAAAGATCTAACCCTTTCATTTAAAAAATTTAAATTATCAAAATACATATACCCGTTTGTAACGGAGTCAAAAGAAAAGAATTTATCTGGCTCATCTTGAATCTCTCCAAGGTCAGAATACAACTGATCGATATTTGAGGACTCTAAAACTATCTCTGGTAGTTTGTAGTCTGGAGTACATAAAAGATTATTCTCAACACTTAAGTTATCAACAATTGCCTGGTTCCACTTTCCTATATTTGGATATGAATAATTGTTTGTGTAATCTGCAAATGGATAGTCTATATATATTGATGAACCACTATATGCCTGGTTAATACCCTCTGGAAATTCAACACCCTGGCCATAAACAAATCTTTTTTTAGCAAGAACGATTGGAACAATATATGTGTATATAGCAACACAGTCGATCTCTATTGGAGAGACATCCTCGTATGCATAAAATCCGATCCAGTCTTGTTCTTTATCATTTAAAATACTTACAGGAAATGTCAGATCTGAAGTTAGGTAATTTAAAGAAATTACTTCTTCTCCATTGATAAGAAGAGATGCATTATTTTCTAAAATTCTTATATGAATAAGCATTGGCCTTGTCCATTCGCCAACATAGTAAGCCCCAGAATTATTTCCAACCTTTAATATAATAAATGGACCTTCAACATATAAGCCATCTGTAGATGCAATTGGACCAAGAATTCTTTTCTTTGTAATTGAGTCTGAGTTAATTCTCATCCACGCTTCTAAAGTATACTCTTTATACTGACCAGCCTCAGATAAAAAACCAAGACCTGGGATTATGATAGATGGTAATCCATTGTTTGGCAAAAGTTTTGTTAAATTTGATGCGCCGTATACAAGTGGAATTCCTGTGTTCTTTGCCATAAGGCTATTGTCTTTGACCATGTAATAACCTTTATTGTCTTGAAGACCATATGCATCTGCTTCAATTGCAAAAGACTCAGGCAATGATATGGTTGAAGGAATAGAAATTTTTTGAACTCCAAGAGAAGATGAGTTAAACTCTTCACACCATTGTCCAACAGTAATTCCATTTACCAAAAACTCATAGTCCTCTACGTTAGAGGCTCCACCAATATAGTTAATTTTTATAACAATCCTGAACTGTGTATTATCTTGTGGAATATCAAATGTTTCTGATATAAAAAACCATCTATTCTGAATAGAGGTTGTGTAAGACTTTAGTCTTTGAATTGTGCTACCAGATGTTGTGTCATCGTATTCGTAACCTATTTCAAAACTAGAGGTATAAGCACTTATGGAATTAAAAAATCCTCCTACAGAAAATGTTGACAGAGTTTGATTTAAGGTTGAAAAATTCTCAATGTCTTTACTTATGCAGACTACCTGACCAAAATCATTTTCTGTTAAATCCCCAGTTATTTTTGTTGTTTGGCTTTCAGGAAATGGTTGATCTATAGAATCTGAATAGTCAGACACTTCTCCACCAGTTGGAACATTCCATTTTGTTGTATCAGACAAAACCCTTTGAGGCTCTGAAATTAAAGAAATATAATCAGCCTTGTCGTCCAGAGACCACAAAGCAATTGGATGCTCTGCATATATTTTTTCTGCGTACAGGTTTGATGGATTAGACATTATAAGTCTATTTTACCACAGAAGACTACTTGTTTATTTTAATTTCACAGTAGTCTGTTGTGCAGTACATCTCGCCTTGAGCCTCAAGATTTTCTGCTCCATCATAGATAGCAGCAAAGTCAATGTGCTTCAACTTGCCGATATATGACTCGTATTCTTCTTCAGTAATCTGAGTATATGGCTGCTGAGGATATGTATGATTTCCCATTGGAAGAAATGAAACTGCCTTTAGTTGTCCCTCGTACATATGCAGTGCTGGAACAACATGCTTTGACTCTGTTTCCTTGTCAAATGAAAGTGTTACGGAAACACCATTATCTGACCAATACTTCTGAGCAGTTGCAGCAAGTGCAATTTTTTCAAATAATGTAACATCTTTTTCAGATCTTGGATGACCTGATTTAATTGGGAAGTATACAACTGATGTATTTGCTGATACTACGTCATCTTCGATTGTGTACCCTGCTGCTTTGAACAAGTGCATCATTGGATCTGTGTTTCCAAATCGAACTGCACGAAGGAAGAAGTTTCCTCCAGGACCCCAGTGAACTCCAGGAGTTGCACCAGAAAGAATTGAAACTGATCCTGATGGCTTAACTGTTGTTACACGAATCGATTCCCTAACACATAGCCACTCAGAGTATTGGTGGTCATAGTGACGAATCTTGTTGTAGCCTTCATCCATCCACTCACGAACAATTGGCAAACCCTTTTGATCTGCAAATGATGCAATGCCAGTAAGCGATGTACCAATACGACGATTGCGTTGCATGATACCGTTTGTTTGTGGCCAGTGTGTTGGAACAAGTGTTACAGTCTTTCCATACAAGTATGCAAACTTTAGGGTACGCAGGAAGTCTTCCTTAGATTCGTGACGATTTAAGTGCACTTCTACAAGTGTACATAACTCATATGATTCCAATGGCTGCTCCGCACAAGGGTTAAAGCCCATCACACGATAATCTTTCCCATCTGGCGCATCCTTTAGTCTGCCATAATTACGAGCAACATCAAGCCAGATAAAACCTGGTTCTCCGTTTTCTGTAATTAAATCTACATAGTCTTCGTACTTTGTTCCTACTTCTGCTGAAATAGAATTATTAGACATCCAAGCCCAACCTGGATTTTCTGGATCAAATGAGTTACGCTCTGGGAACATCTCTGAGTTCTTTAGATTCATAAATGTTTCATCCCCTGCATTACCCAAAGCAAGAGTTGCTGATCGTCTTACGTTACCTGATACTACACAAGTACCAATAAGGTTTACCAAGTCTACAATGGCACGAGAATCTAGTGTTTCTCCGCCTCTGGAGCCGATTACACGGTCTATCTGGTCGTGCAACTTGATAAGAGGTGCAGGTCCTGATGCAACCCCTCCAAAGCCCTTGATAGGGGCTCCTAGGGGTCTGATCAAATCATAGTTAAATTTCTGGATACTTTGGTTTGGTCGTAGGTAAGAATTTATAAGTAGTCTAACTGATTCTACCCAACCTTCACGAGTGTCTGGGATTTCAAAGATCTCTTCTGGTTCTGTTGGGGTATAGATTGAGAAATTCTTATCCTGTCCCACTGTATCAAACCCTACACCAATACCAAGCATTAAAGCATCCATAACCCAAGCAAATAAGGCTCCTGGATCATTTTTATCAAGGTCTTTAGTTGAAACCATTGCACAGTTTTGTAGTGCTGCTGAGTTCTTTTTCTCCATTACCATTGGAGTTCCAAATGCCCACATGCCTCGCCCTGGGGGTGTCCACTTTAATTCAAACATTCTTTGGAATGCTTCCTGTGCAGACTTCTGAGCCTTGTAGTCATTCCATGGCAAACGGTTTTCTTTAGCGTGGTTCTTTTGTACTGAGTACATACCCTCGATTACTCGACGACAAACCTCGTGCCAGCGTTCCTTAGTTCCATCTTCCTTCATGCGAGAATATGTACGAATAAAAGTAATTTCTCCAAGTGAGTTTTCTGCTGCATCCTTAAACCCAAATGGGCTTGGAGCAGAAACATACTTATCTACAAAATCTTCTGGAAGTCTAAAACTAAAAAAATCTGACATGTGTATCGTCCTTTCAAAAACGGAATAGTCTTAAGTATAGCAGAGTTTTCTAAAAAGTAAAACTCTA